AGTTGTATCACTAGCAGTATGTTTTACTAATAATTCTTCTTCAATTTGCGCTTGACTTTTCTCTGATGGTTCTTCCACGCTTCTTACTTTAAATTCTGCCATTGGATTATATTTTATTTAATTGGTTACAAAATTATACTTTATTTTTAATATTATGTTAAGTAGATTTTAAAGTGGCCCTACGTCATTAAAAGATATATCTTGTTTATTATCATAATTAGACTCAAATCTCTTTGGTGGTAACTTTAATTCTCTTTGGTTAATAAGTTCTGATTGATTTGAACTTTGGATGTTTATTCTCTTGTCTTTAGCGTCTTCTTTCTGTTTATTTATTGACGAAATTGAATTAGCTTCTATGCCAGCCAATTGCATATTGTAACTAAACTCTTCTGCCATCAACCCTTTTTTAAGTTCCGCTTCGGCTGTAAGGGTTCTTATATCAAAGTTAGATTCCGCTTCAATGATTTGGATTTTAGCCTGTGTTTCAAGTTGTATTTTTTGCATAGCCGTTTGAGATGCCATTTCCTGAGACTTTAATTGCTGTTGAGAAATCATTGCTTGTTTTTGCATTTCCATCTTTTCAGCTTGATCTTGCTTTTTAAGACGTTTCATTTTTAAGAGTTGATTTGCAAGTTTAAGGTTTTTAATTTCCCTTATATCAATAGCATCTTCAATATCAATATTTTTTTGTGCAAGTGCAACTTGGATATTAGCTTCTAATTGAGCTCTTTCTTCTTCATCGGGACTTACTTCAATAAATATACCAAAATCAGATGCGTACAAGTCTTTAATATCGTTTAAAATAGAGACATTGTATTTACCAATTTTATTAGCAAAATCATCTTTAAAATCCGAGTACTCAAGTATATCCGCAACTCTATATGTTAAAGCCTCAGACAGTGACCTGAATATAGATAAACTTGCATCTAAAATGTGTCGTGTTGCTGTGTTTGAGTTTGCTGCTGCTAATTTTTGTACTCCAACTAATGCGTTTGAGTCAGGAGTAGAGCCGTCTCTTGCCTCATTTAATCCTGTAACATCTCTAATCATACCTAAGTAGTGATTATAGTTAGCAATAAGCATCTGTAACTTACTTGCGCCCGAATTAGATGTAAGTTGTGTTATTGGAACTCTTGCATTATTAAATTCGCCATCGGATGTATAGCTACGCCCTACAACACTACCTGTTTGAAAATACAGTCTTAATGCGTCTTCGGGAGTATATGTTCCTCCTTCGCCCATATCTACTTCGTTTATACCATCGGCATCTATAAATACACCATCAGGAACAACTTTAGCTACAACTTGCTGTAACTTCAAGTGAGTAATTTGAATTAGGTCAGCAAATGGAATCATCCTTCCAGCTAAAGGTTCATAATTTCCTTTGTACATTCTTGGGGCACACGCTATATAATTTGATAGAGCATGTTGTGATGCGGATTTTGGTCTAACCATATTTTCAGCTAATTCCCATTTAAGAACTATATTGGTACCCATAACCATTATACCGTTATACCAAACGTCAATTACTTTTTCTATTTTAGTAAAACGACCTTCTTCCATCATTTCTACAGGCGGATTGAACTGGTCATCTTTTTGAATTACACGAGAACCACCGCCTTCAAGTATTTTTTTCTTAAAAACTACTTTTTTTGAAGTCTTGTAATTATAATAAAGCAGCGTGCAAGTGTCTTTTCTAAATACACTATTATCGTAATACTGAGATGAGTTATAGTAGTCGTACCAGCTTTGTGAATATTGAGATATTTTTTCAATATCCTCGGGTGTTAAACTTTGGTCTATTTTGTAAAGTTCTGTAATAGGAACCGTTTTTACTTCTCCCCAATAGAACACATCCCCAAAATTAGGGTCTTCTGTATAGCTATTAACTATATAAGCGGGGTCTACATAACACACTTCAACCCCTGCACCTGGCAGAAATTCATGCTTACATACACCTACTCCTATTGTTGTTAAATCGTAATCAATTCGCTTTCTTACGTCATACCATTTATTTTCTTCAAGTATTGTATTTATAGCCTCTTCTTCTGCTATTTCTATTGCAGGCTTATAATGAAGTTGCATATAAAGACTTAACTCTTCATCGCTTGCAGGTAATTGGTCTGGAGGCATAACAAAAGGGTCAACCCCTGTAGTATTTTGGATACTTGTTAAAATATCTTTAGCTACCATTTGCCCCTCTACCATATCCTGATATTTGCTTCTTTTGGCTTGAGACATTGCATCTTGGGAAAATGCTTTTACTTTAAATAACCTATCGGACATCCCATTTACAACTATATCTACAAACTTTGGTATAATTGGAACAGGTGTCCAGTCTAAGTTTAGGTGAGACAAATCACCATCAACCGCCATTTCGCTTTTATATTTTTCTATAGACTGCTCCCCCCTTGCATACATTCTTAGTCTATGGTACCTTCCCATTCGGTCATAAAATCTACAACTTCCTTGGTCTTTTGAAAACCACTCCCACTGTATAGCATTTCCAATCATTAATCCGTATTCTACAGTTGCTTTCTCTGTGTCAGACACAAATTGATTTGGAAAAACGGTTGTAGGAATAGTTATTTCTACCTCTTTCATAAGTTTCTTATTATTTTAGACGATGAACCTTCATTATTATATTTAGCAAAATTAATACTTATTTTCTCATTTTTTACTTCCGGCAAATACTCGTGTTTTTGGTTTGCCATAATACATAATCCTGAGCTAATAGAGGCGTCAAACTTTGTTCTGTCATTTATATCAAATCCTGCCCAATCTAAAAGAGTGCTATTAAAAAGCATTGAGCCTATTTGGTCACTACTTCTGTATGTTCCTGACATGTCAAATCCAACATGTTTTTCTATGTAGGTTTCTATTGCGCTCGCGTGAGATTGCTTAATATCTTCAGACGAGTTCGGTATACCTCCAAGCTCTCTTTCTGTTGCTGATAGTTTAGCAAATTTCTTATCGGGTCTATTCATACTAAAGGCGCGATACCCTCTATTTTTAAAATGATAAAGCAGCCTTGGTTTGTTATTTTCTGAAAGTATAGGCATACCATAAAAAACACATGCCATAAGCACATCTTCAAAAAATATTTCTGCTGTTTGTGGTCTTGCTATATACTCAAGGAAAAACTCATTTACAGGTGCTTCGTCCATGTGGAACTTAGTCATTCCGTGTAGTGAGCCATTAGAACCCCTACCGCCAACTACTGCTGATATATCATAAGGGTCACACCCAAATGTTCCTAAATGCTCATTACAAGGCATACACCTATCGCCTTTTCTAATCACTCTATTTTGTAAATGTCTTGGAGGCAACCACCCTACTAAGAACCTACCTCTAATATCGGGAGACCAAATTACCGTTGTATCTTTAATACCATCTTTCCATGTAAACGACCCTTTTGTAACGTGATGGTCTATTATTATTGAATCGTTATAATCAATTTGTTGATAAATTTTAGTTAAATTAAATAATGAAGCCTTACTTTCATCCCTAAAGGCATGAGAAATACTTCTTGGAAACTGTCTGTAAAATTCATTTAAAGCGTCTGAGTCACTTTTTAATGAATCTACTTCTGCTTCCCAATAATCTATTGCTCCGTTTTTAATTAGCTTTCCATCTATTCCCATTACAGGAGTGTATGGCTTTCTAAGAACAGGCATACCGTATTTATCAATAAACCCTTCCATATTCCACTCCATAGGAATAAACAAAGAGTATAATCCCGATTTAGTTTGTCCGTTGGCATTTCTATTAAGCACATCGGAATCTTCATACATCTTCTTAAACTCTTCTCCGCCCTTTTTGCGTGCGTTTACAGTAGAGCCCATTTTGCATTTGCCAATTATACGACTTCCTAATCGCAAACAGGTTTTGTGAACACGCCATAACCCTAAAAGGCTAATCGGTTTTAAGAATTTACCCGCTTCGTCTATTGATAAGAATATTAACTTTTCACCGTCATACGAGTTGTCATCTGTACTTTTCCAATCTATTGTAGTATCAAGCCCTTCTGTTCCGACATTACCTGCCGAATACATATTGTTTTTAGTTATTTTACTTGCAGGTACTTTGTAGGATAATTCTGTTTTAGGTTTATCCATACCATCCATAATAGGTTTAAAATAGAAAGGCAATTTATTATTGATTGGAACAACCTTGTCGGTAAACATTTTTTTTGCATCGGCTCCCGTTGTAGAAAGTAATCCTATACGGGCATTATTTGCTAACGTTCCTGTTTCTATTGCATCAGAGGACGCTTCAAATGAGTGCCCCGACCTTCTTATCTTTGTGTAGATTTGTCCAAACGACCTGTCATCTGCCTTGCACGCCTCCCAGTGTATGTATTTTATTCTGTTGGCTTCACGAAAATCAGGATAACCAACATCAATGCTTGCAACCTGTAAATAAAACCAATGTTGTCCTGTTAGGTAAGTGGAAACTCCATTATTTTTAAACCAAAACCCGTGCTCTCTGCAATCAAATTGTTGGTCAATGTATGGCAACCAATTATTTTTAAATGCCGCAGGAGCATCGTTCCATTGGCTCATTGATTTTATTCTACTTAATTCAGGTGGAGGTATCTCTCTTTCCCAATACTGGTCTTCTCTTTTTTTACTTCGTGAATAAATTGATTTAGGTTCTTTTGGTAAGGCTATTATTAAGTTTTGTATTTTGTAAATTTCGCCTATTTCGCCATTTTTAGAAATTATTACAACATCGTATTTTTCATCGTATCCGAATTTCCATGAATTTGTAGCATTACGTCTTTGTATAATGCTCTTGTCTATATAATCGGGTAAAACCGAAAATATTATATTATCTTCCTTTTGAATTACGTTCTGCAAATCCCTGTGATGAATGTGATAATGTTCCTTCTGTTAAACTAAGTTGTTCGGCGTCTATCCGGGTAAGTATATCAAAAGCATCAAACACGGCTATTTTCTTACATTGCGCTGCGTTTTTTAACCTATCCGAACTAACATCATCTTCAGTATTTGTTATAATCGGCTCTTCGATGACTTTTATCAGTTCCTCTACGCCCTTTCTGCCAGCATCAATAATTAACTGCTTGTACTCTTCTGTAGTTTTCATAGTTTAATTACGATCTGATGGTCAAACATTCGATATAGTTTCTCTCCGTCAACTATAAAAGGATATTCAGATTCAGGCTTGAAACAAACCTTATCTCCAGCAACCACTCCCTTGGACTCTAGATACTCATTACTGTATTTTATTACGCCAATTAACGGTTCTTCGTCAATGTGTTTCTTAATGCTTAAATTATCGATAACGGGAATAGGTTTTACAAAGCAATATCTACCTTGGGCTTCCCAACCGTTCCCATTGTTATATCCAAAAAACTGATCATCGTTAACAATGAATAAATCATCTTTTAAAAACGAACCTGAACTTTTGCGTTGACCGTACATGTCGTTATAAAACTTCATAACGTTATGGTGGACTATTAGTGTTGCACCTTTTTCAATATTACCCTTATATCCAATGGGTAATTCTATTACTTCGGCAAATCTATTAGACGCCAAGTGGTCTTCCTCAGAAACGCTTGTTATTAATTCTACACCTGCAATATTTGTAGTATTATCGTAACGTTTCCCTCCAATTGGCTTTACTATAAAATTATCAGGACTTCTCATGTTTAAAAGTCAATGTTAAATTCTATAGATTTGGGCACCGAGTATGTAAATTCTTTCCATAGCACAACTTCGCTTAGTTTATTTATAATCCATATCTCTACCGATAGCGTTTCAGGTTCTCTTTTTATTAAGTGAATCTTATTGCTTCCGCCAAGGACTTCTTGCCCTACCGAATAGTGCATTCCGTCTTTGTAATCTGGACCAACAGTTAATTTTCTAATTTCCACTTGTTACTTCGCCTGTTTGGATATTTACAACGGCATTTTCCCCGTGTTTCTTTATGATTTTCTGCTCAAATACTTTTGATTCGTAAACTAATTCATCATAACGCTTTATAGTGCTTTGTTTTTGTAATTCTAAATCACCGATATGAATTTTTATTCTTATTCTTTCGTTGTTTGAATTTTGCAATTGAGTTAATTCCTGCTCGGTTAATTGACCGATAACTTCTTTAGGTGTTTCTTTTGAAATTTCCATTTTATTTATATTTGATTACTTCAAAAGTAAAATATTTGCGTTTGATTATATGTTAATTGGTAAAAATATTTGCATAATATATGAAATAAGTTAGTAATTGCTTATTATTTTATATATTTGTAATCTGTATATGGTATACGAGCACGTAAAAAAATACCGATTAAATCAAATTATGATAGCAGAAGCTTTGGGTTATAAAAATGTTCAATCATTTAGGTGCTCTACTGCACATCGCAGAATTATGGCAGGAATAAATATTATTTTGGGAGAAATTAAAAAACCATGAAAATAAAATTAGGTCAACTTAAAAAAGTATCAAACCATAAAAGGAAATTTGGTTCAGCATTATCTTACAATGCGGTTTATGTAGAGTTTGATAACGGTAACACCGAAGCGTTGTTGTTATCTGATGTTGAAATTGCTGAGGCAATAGAACGTGCAGGTAAAAACTTAGAAGACGTACCAAAGCTACATGTTCCATTGCTTAGACGCATTATAAATTACCTTAACATATAATATGTCGGAAACTAAATTAAGAGTTGCTATTTGTACTGCCGTATGGAAACGCCCCGAAATATTCGAGATGTTTGCGAAAGGCATACATAATCTTATTAAAAATTGCCCCGACATCGAGTTTGAAGTTATTGTGGCCGGAAGCGAAGGCCAAAAATCTAAATCTATGGTTCTAAAACACGAATTTTGGTATTTAGAAATTGTTAATGACCCATTATCTATAAAAATGAACTCAACCGTAATGTTAGCTAAAACATTAAACGTAGATTATATCCTTGGTGTAGGTTCTGATGATGTAATAACTCCTGAGTTAATGTATCTTTATAAAGAGTCAATGGAAAATAGGGTTGATTATATCGGTGTGTTAGATTTTTACTTTTACGATACAACAAGTGGCAAATCTTCGTATTGGGGTGGGTATCGTGAAGCATACAGGAAGGGTCATACATGTGGCGCAGGTAGACTTATTTCTAAGCGACTTTTAAATTTATGGAACTGGCAACCTTGGGAAGCTAGGCATAGCAAAATACTTGATACGTCTATCCAAGAGAAACTTAAACATACCCCTCATACGACCAAGGTATTTTCTTTAAAGCAAAATAATGTTTATGCCTTAGACATAAAAAGTTCTACCAATATGACACCTTTTGAATTGTGGGATAATACTATCCACATAGATACCGAAATAATTAAAATGAAATTCCCTTATATTTTTGAATAAAATGAAGATAGCCGACCCGAAACAATTTTACGAAAACTACCAAGCCGATAATGTACTTGACAAACTTGATTTTGAATTAGTAGACGTATTATTATCTGTTGATCCGACATCTGCCTTTGAATTTGGCTGTGGCTCAGGTAAAAACCTTCAATTATTAAAATCTCACAATATCGATATTGAAACATGTGGTTTAGACATAAGTATCATTAATGTACTCCAGTCCCATTTAAACGGTGTAGATAGTGTTATTCGCGGAGATGAAAGGCATTTCCCATTACGAAAGTTTGATGTTGTTTTTACCTGCTCTGTACTTGACCACATAAAAGACATTAATAATATAATTGGTGCAATGCAAGTAATGGCAAATAAAGCCATAGTTTTAGCCGAAACAAATTCCTTTAAAAAGAATTTTTACTATAAGCACAATTACACTAAGTACGGGTTTGTAAAGCACGATTTTAAATATGTATCTACTGAAGACGGGGGGGTATACGAAATTTGGGTATATAAAACTCCTGAATATTTAGAATCACTTGCAGGTGAAACC